CGATCGTCGCCTCCTCGCGGCTGCGGTTGCCGTTGGCCTCGGACAGGATGAATCCGCCCGCGTGGCCCGTTTCGGTGATGCTGGTCATGGTTCGTCTCCCAGGGGAGTTTCAGGGTTTGGCGTGCGGATCCGCGCGCCTACGTGGCGCGCCGCTTACGCGCCGTGCGCTTTCGAGCGGATGTCGTAGATCGTCGCCGCGCTGATCCGCGGCTTCACGCCAGCGGGCGCCTGGTCGGCGTCCGCCCCCACCTTCGGGTTCGTGCCGCGCATCGCCGCGTCGAGCATGTTCGCCGGCTTCGCCGAACCCTCCGGCGCGGCCTTCGCGAGCAGCGCCTGCGCGGCCTCGACCGTCATGTCGGTCTCGAACGCCAGGTGCGCGGAGAGCCCCGGACGATCCTTCGCGGCGTCGCACGTCGTGATCGCCTTCACGCGCTCGCGCTCGGCAGCAGCGCCCTCGGAGCGCGCCTTCGGCGCGACGTCCTTCTCGGCCTGCGCATAGCCGGCCGCGCGCTCGGTGGCGAGCTGCTCGACGGAAGCGGTCGTCGTCGCCGGCGCCGCGGGGGTTCCCTTCATTTCCTGGCTCATCGTGAGCTCCTTCTCGAGTGCGCGCGCCGCGCGCGGTTGAAACCGGTATCCGTACTGCGCGACCTCGGCCTGCATCGCCGCGATCGCGTCGGTGAGCGTTCCCATCTCGTCGGCGAACCCATCGGCGATCGCCCGATCCGTCGAGAGCATTCCGCCCTCGGTCGCGCGCACCGCCGCGGCCTTGAGCCCGCGATGCCCGACGACGGCATCGACGAAGAGCGCGTAGACCTCGTCCACGCGCCCCTGCAGGTCGAGCCGAGCGCCCTCGGACAGCGGCATGAGGCTCGTGCCGTCGATCTTCTTCGCGCCCGCGTAGATCGGCGTGTAGCGCACACCCGACTTCGCGATGACCTCGGATCGGTCCTGGTGCAGCATGACCACGCCGACCGATCCGACCTGCGCGCTCGACGGCATGTAGAGCCGCTCGGCCGCCGAGGCGATCAGGTAGGCAGCCGACGCCGCGAGCTCGTTGGCGACCGCCCACACCGGCTTGGTCGCCTGGGCGATGTAGTCGGCGAGCTGGAACGCCCCCGCTACCTCGCCGCCGGGCGAATCGACGTCGAGCACGATCCCCTTGACCATGGGGTCTCGCAGCGCCGCGTCGATCCGTTGCGTCACCATGTTGTAGCCGGTGAGCCCGGAGAGCGCGTCGAGGCCTCCGGCGCGCTGCACGAGCGACCCCATCACCGGCACGATCGCCACACCGCGCTCGGTGACCGAGTAGCCGTTCTCCGTGCGCCGCGCCGGGATCAGGAGCGCCGCGTGCTCGCGCTCGATCTCGTGACGCGGCAGGTCGCCTTGCTTACCCTCTTCGTACGCCGCGAACACGCGCTCGATGACGAACGCCTTGTCCGGCATCAGAAGAAGGGGTGTGCCATAGAGCCGCTCGGCCAGGCGCGGATGCTGCATGGTCAACGTCTCCCTGAAGAAAAACGGGCGGCCCGAAGACCGCCCGAGGACAACCCACGGCAGGAGGAGTTGCCGGGAGTCATCGCCCACCCACCTCGTTGTCGTCCGACGAAGCGGCATCCCCGCTCTCGTCGTCCGACTCGTCATCGTTCGCGCGGCTCGCGTCGTCTTCGCGTTCCGGTGCTTGCTGTGCCTGGTCGCCCGCGGCGGCCGGGTCCGCCGGCGCGCGCGCCGTGAGCCCGAGCTCGCGGTAGCGCGCGTCCTCGGTCGCGAGCTGCTCGGCCACCTCGACCCAGTCGCGCCCGAGCTCCGCGCATTCGTCCTCGCGCGTCGACAGCCCGGCGTCGATCCGCGCCTTCGCGGCCGTCGCCTCCTTGACCGGGTCGAGCGTCCCCCGCCCCGGACCGATCACGCGGACGCGCTGCCAGGCACTCGCCATCGCGTAGTAGTCCGGCGCGACGACCTTCCCGGCGCTCACCGCCTCCTCGAGCCAGAGCCGGTAGAACGGCTCGATCCACGCGGTCGTGAGCCAGTCGCGGCGACGCATGAACGAGCGCCAGGCCTCGGCCAGCATTGCGCGCGCCGTCACGTAGTTGAGGCGGCTGAAGTCCTTCATCAGCAGCTCGTACGGCAGGTCGTACCCGAGCCCGATGTAGCGCTCGAGGTGCGTCATGAACGAGTCGAACGCGGTCGCCGGCCGCGACGGGATGAACGGCTCGAGCTTGTCGCCCGGGAAGAGCGTCGCGAGCATCCCGCTCTGCAGGCGCACCGCGTGCTCCTCGCGCGCCTTGAGCATCGCAGTGCGGTCCTGCCCGTAGAGCTCGACGATGTCTTCCGCCTCTAGCGGCGTCGTGATGACCGCCGCGACCAGGGCGTTGACCACCGCGGCCTGCAGCTCAGCCTGCTGGTAGCGGTCCAGGTTCTTGAACGTCGGCAGCACCGATGTCAGCAGCGGCTTGCCGCGCGACTGCCCGGAGCGCTTGCTGTCGAACACATGAAGCACCTTCATACGCCCGTGCGCCGCGCGTCGCGGGATGCGCTCCCAGCGCGCGAAGCCCGACTCGTCCGACACGAGCACCGTGTCCCCGGGGTGCGTCGTGCGGATGTGGTAGGCGAGCGGCGCGCCGTAGGCGTCGAACTCGATCCCACCGCGGAACCCCTGCCGCTCGGGCTGGCTGTACGGATTCGACAGCCGATCGGCCTCGATCGTCTGGATCTTCGTCGACCACCCGTCGCCGCGCTCCGGCAGCCACAGCGGCAGCGCGAGCGCATCGCCATTGAGCATCGCCGCGCGCGCGATCTGGACCGTGATCCCGTCGCCGGTCAGCGTGTCGCCTGCGTGGCAGGCCGTCGTCCAGTAGTAGCTCTCCCACAGCGCGCGCGTCTCGCGCGCCCATCCGTCCGCCCAGGACTTCGTCTTGCCGAGCGCGACGTAGTCCGGCCGGGGCGACACGCGCAGGCCGGAGCCCAGCACGTTGTCGATGATGGTCTGGAATCCACTCTCGGCGATCCCGTTGTTCCGGTCGATGTCGCGCGAGCGCGAGACAAGCGTCCCCAGCTCCGGCAGGATCTCCGCGTCGACCGACAACCGGCTCGGCGCCCACGCGAGTACGTCGCGCTCGGTGAACGACGCCCCTTTGTGAGCGGTGGCGAGCGCGCGCGGCTGCCCGCCCGCGGCGTCCATACGAGGACGGCGAGACTGCCTCATGTCGTCCCCTGGTCAGTTCGTTGGAATGACGCCGATCATGCGCGACTTGACGCACTTCCCGTCGCACGCGTCGACCTTGCTCTTGAGCCAGCTCACGTAGGCGACGAGCTCACCCACCGACGCGCGCGTGTACAGGACCTGCTTCTCGCCCATGCGGATCGACTCCGTCTTCGATCCGGTGCGCAGCTTGTGGAGCGCCTGGTCAGCCTCCTCGTACCGCGTCCGATACGTCGTGCACTCGGCTGCGGTCGGTCGGCTCATCGGCTCCTCGTCAGGTGGGTTTCACTCTCGGCACCATCGCGCGCACGGCGTCGAGCGAGACGCCATGCGGCGCCGCCGGCGCCGACTGATCGGGCGCAGGCCTCGCGCCGTCCTTCGGTTCGTAGAGCTGCTCCAGGCGCTCCCAGTCGGCATCGCGCCAGCGGTGGATTCCCACCGCGTGGTGCATCGCCGCCGCGAACGCGTACACCATCGTGTCCAGTGCCTCGTTCCGCTCCCGCGTCGGCAGCCACTTCTTGAGCGTCGTGTCGAACACCTCAGCGACGACCTGCCGGTAGTACTCGTCGGGCAGCTCGTCGCTGAAGCGCACGTAGCGCCCCGCCGGCGTGGCCGCCGCCTCGTCCGCATCCGATCCGTCCGCCTTGAGCCGCGCGAAGATGAGCTTCTTCAGCTCACTCACGCCCAGCCAGTAGAGCCGCGCGCCGCGCTTGTCCTGCGCCCCGCGCGAGCGCACGTCCGGATAGACCGGCTTGCCGATCGCCGGCTTGGTCAGCACCGGCGAGCCGCGACTCGCGTAGATATTCCGCGCCCGCAGCGTGCGCGTGAAGCTCAACACCTGGTGTTGCCAGTTGCCCGCGTCCACCAGCGCGCAGGCGATCCCCATCTCGACGCCGAACGAGTTCCGGATCCGCAGCGCCAGGTACTCATCGACCGCCCGGTACAAGTCCTCGCCGGCCGGATCGCCCGGGATCACGTGGTAGTCGATCACCGTCGCCCGCTCGCCGCGCGACCAGCCGAGGATCTGCGCCTCGGCCCGATCCACCTGCAGGTCGATGCCGCAGGTGAGCGCCAGCACGCCGGGCGGGATCGTGCGCAGCGGGTACGGCTCCGCGCGCCCTCGCAGCACCTCCCAATCGAGCCGGACCTTCCCCTCGCGGTGCACCTCACCCAGCCGCGTATTGACGAAGACCTGCTTCTTCGCCGGGTCCTGCAGCGCCCGCTCCCACTCGACTGCGTTCTGCCCCCACGAGTCGCCAAGTCCCGGCGGCGTGTACAGGCAGTTCACGTGGAACCCGATGTGCTCGTCGACGAGCTCGGGCCGCTCGTGCCTCCACTGCCCCGCCGCCAGCATCGCGCCCTTGTGCGCCTCGTCGATCAGCGCCCCGCAGTGCTCGCACGCGTAGCGCGCCTCGCGCGGCCGCCCCTGCGGCCAGGTGAGCTGGCCCCAGCGCAGCACC